TGGAGTCGGTTGGGTGTCCCTGGTAAGAATCTCGACCGACTTTGTTTTACTTCTATGTTTTACATCTTAACCGATTTGTTTTACGCTGTCAAGTAGTTTTACATCAGTCTTACTTATATGTTTTACTCGTAAGTAAGACTGATAGCTTATAGATGGGTGAACTCCCCTCTAGGGAGGGGATTCGGTGTTTTATTTAATTTTCGATTTTAACCATTTGATGATTTCGGTAACTTTCACGTCTTCTGGGAAGGTCTTTGTCGCTTTAATCTCTTTCGGGGTGTACTTAAACTGTGTGTACTCGGCTTCTAGCTGCCCTTCAAAGGTGATCGTTAGCCAGAGTTCTGCATCCCCAGGCAAAAACTCGATTCCGGTGTCATTGAAACAGTAGTAGAAACCTTCTTCTGTAACCATCTTTTCAGATGCGAATGTCAGGAGCCGTTCTGTTTGGTTATTCATGATAGTTAGGTGCGGTTGTAGTGTTTGCGGGCTTTTCTTTACCCTATGTATAACAGTATAACAATTCTGTCTTACTTTGTCAAGCTGTTTTACTTTAGTATTACTTATAGGTTTATACTGTTTTACAGAATTACAATCAATTTTACTTATATGTCTTACTATTCGTTTTACATCGTGCTACACTTGAAGGTAAGTAAAACGGAGTAAACCAATGGCGGCTAACAAATTAATTAACTTTCGATGCCCTGATGACTTGCTTGCTGCGATTGAAGTCTACGGACGGGAACATTACCCTAACGGTCGGGGTAATACTGATTTCGACCAATCCAAAGCATTACGGGATATTTTGATTAGTGGGATTGAGTCCCTGACCAATGGAAAAGTAAAACTAGAGAGGGAAGTTATAAAACCTAAGTCAGACACTAGCTCCTATGTGGAGTTGTTGGATAGAATCACCAGGCTCGAAAATCAACAGCCTACGCTTGACACTGAGATTATGGCTCGGCTAGATGCGATGGAGGCGGCAATCGCCTTTGAGAAGGTGAGGGGGATCTTGAAACAAATTGAAACCCCTAGTTGATTTTTAATCGAAATCAAGCAATTATCACTAATTAAAAAGGGTAGAGATTGAACCTCTACCCTTTTTAATGTTTGGTTTTAACTAAGTATTCTGTTAATTACTCACCGATAATCATCTGGCGATCGCCTTTTTGATTTGCCCACAATTCCCGAACCTCGTCAACCAACTCCGCAGGGATATAGTCGGTTTGGACTGGACGCATTGCTTTAGAAATCAGGTGATCTTTACCGCAGGATTCTAACCACTTCTGAAATTCCTTTCCAGTTTTAAACTTTAATTCTTTGCCAAATTGAGCCAATGACTTCCCACGAAATACAGCTAACTGTTTTCCGTCTTCATTCATAACAACCGATTCAAACTGGGTTTCAGTTTCTCTCACCACCGCTTCGGGGCGACCTTGAATGAGTGCCAAGGTTCCCGCCCCATGAAGTGAAACAATGGCAGAACCGGACTCCAAAACAAGTCGTTGATCTCTCATGCTGTTGGCTTGAGCTTCGGCGATTCGGACTTGCAGCCGGAGGAATTCTAGCTCATCATATTGCTGAGGGATGACGGTTTCAGCTTCACGGGTTTTAACCACAAAATAGGCTTGAGCTTGTGCGATTTCCGGTTTGCGGACATCACCGTTCATGGCTATTAAGTAACTACCGTATCGAGATAGTTTATAGTTTTGCTGCTTAGTTCCCCCTCCCTGAGAGCGTTTCACCAGATTGAACTCAACCTCAAAGTGGTGTTCTACATTTTCACCGTGAACCCGACAAGATACAATTGCCCTTTGAGTGACTTCGTTGAATTGTCGCCAGTTTGTATACCCCAACAGAACCATTAACTCCCGTGCCATCCAATACTCGCAACCTTCACGGTCAACGCGCTTAATGGAGTCGAACGGAGATTGAGACTGATTGTGATCTTGATTGCCAGACAATGCTAAACTAGACATAGAAATCCTCCTTTGAGGTTTGTGAAATGATTATAACAAAAGCCGGAACTCACTACTTCCTCCGGCTTTTGTTATTCCTATATTATACACCAAATTAACAGGAGCTTGAATAAAAAAACGGGGTATTTAGCAAGTAAATAATATTAAAATTGTGCGGTGGTAAATTACATTAAATGCCCTACAATAATCCCTAAATATCCCCATTACCTTCATCTTCTAAACTTTGGATATGCTCAAATACTACGCCCGTTTGATAGATTTGTTCATGGAGTGTGGCAATGGCTTTAACCGTCTCTACTGCCATCCTTCCGTGAATATGCGTCCCTGATTTGGTTAACTTGCCACAGGCTTTCATTGGGTCATCGCTCTTGGATGCTTGACTATAAGCCTTTGCACTAACAGCAATAGAAGATGATGCGATTACGTCTAACCCACGCAAATAAACCTCCATCCTTTTGATTCCATCCTCAAGATCCTTTTTATACTTCTCTCTATTTTCCTCAATCATTGATTTAATTGCCTCCATTTTTTCGTTAATAATCTCTCGTTTCCTTTCTTCCCAAATGGGTTGTTTTTTCCAGTGTCTTATTATCCCTTCTGAAACTCCAATCTGACTGGCAACCTCTCTGTTGGACAGGGATGGGTTGTCAAGAAATGCCTTAACAGCATCTTTGATCAGATGTGCCTTACCTCCCTTTATTTCGCAACCTTACGCAATAACAACACTTTAAAGTTAACATAGTTGAAAACATTGCCACAACTTAAATATGACAAAGCCTAAAATTACTGAGACAGATATTTCTAAATTGACCCCAGATCCCAACAATGCCCGCAAAAGAACGCCGTTATCAGCAAGTGTTATCAGGAAATCAATTGAACAATTTGGGATGACTCGGAGTATTGTCCTTGATGAGAATGGGGTGATTTTAGCGGGTAACGGGGCTTTCGAGGAAGCGGGTCAATTAGGTATTGAAAGGGTGATCGTCGTCGAGACAACGGGTAATGAGATAGTGGCGGTGAAACGGACTAATCTTACTGCTGAACAAAAGACTCAATATGCGATCGCTGATAATACCGCTTCTGATTTCTCGACTTGGGACTTTGATATTTTGAATGATCTAGCTCAGGAGGTAGATTATTCTGAGTTTTTCCCTGACAATAAATTAGACGAGTTGCTGAAGACACTTGGGGATGATGTCGCCCGAAGTTACCGAGATATTAATGATGATAATATTTCTGAAGCTGAAGAAAAACTGAACTCCCAATTCGAGAATAAAGGCGGGAGTAACAAAGAGAATTTGATCACTTGTCCACATTGCGGAGGCGACTTTGTTTATAAATAACAGATACGATGCACTAAAAAGATTGCATTCCTTATTTAGTGATAAGAGATGGATCTTTGCCAAAACCATGCCAGACAATCCCCATGAGTACACGCTAAGGAAGGAGTGGCGAGATGATGATAACTTTGCTGAATCGGTGCAATTGATCCGAGATCATGGGTATGTAGTCAGATTCAAGGGTAGAAAATATATCCAATTCAATGTTTTAGGACACTTCTATTGGTCTATGGGTGCGCCTATTCCTGCAACGATATTAATTAATCGGGCGTGTATTGATAAGGACTCAAAACTTCCCTATGATGACATCTCTGATTTCTACGATGATTGGTTTTTGAGTTCGGAGTATGAACAAGAAAACGCCGATCTTATGGCAATATTGAAACCCTTTCTCAGTGAGAAAGTTTTAGATGTTGGCTGCGGCACTGGGTTATTACTTGACCTATTAGATATCTCTCCTGATGTCTATACGGGCGTCGATCCTAGTCGAATGATGCTAGGCAAGTTTAGGAGTAAACACCCACATCACAAAGCTATTCAATCCAGATATGAAGACTTCCCTTTTGAGGGGTTTGATTCTATCGTTTCACTGTACGGGGCTTTTAATTATTGCGAACCGTCATCTGTAGCTCAGGTGATCAATCAATTGTCATTCGGGGGTAAATATTTCCTGGTGATGTTTAAGGATGATTACAACCCCGTTACCCATGAATTAGCTCACTGTTCAATTCCTTATTACAAATTCAGTGATTATGTTTTCCCTGATGAAAGTATTTTTACTGAGTTTACCAGCTACATTATCGTTACGGGGGTTAAAGAATAATGCCTACTTATTACGGGAATAAGACTGTTTACGAAATGGCTTTGGAGAGGATAGAGTACATTTTTGATGAGTTTGAAAATGTCTCGATAAACTTTTCTGGGGGTAAAGATTCAACTGTTACCTTGAATTTAGCTCTAACGGTAGCAGAAAAGAAGGGGCGGCTACCATTGAAAGTGATGTTTATTGACCAAGAAGCTGAATGGGATTGCACCATTGATTACATGAAACAGGTGATGTATGACCCCAGGATTGAGCCGTATTGGTTTCAAATTCCATTCAGGATATTTAATGCTACTTGCAGCGATGAGCCTTGGTTAAACGCCTGGGATGTTAACCCTGAGATTAAATGGATTAGAGAAAAAGATCCTATTGCTATTCATAAAAACCCGACTAAAACCGATAGATTTGGGGAGTTATTCAAAGCACTGGGAAGTTGGATGTTTAACGGAAAACCTTTTGCTTATCTTGCTGGTGTCAGATGTGAGGAGTCACCCGCTAGACGTACTGGATTAACAACTTTTTCAACCTATAAATGGGTAACGTGGGGAAAAGTAGAAGACAAAAAACGGGATCAATTTACATTCTACCCTCTCTATGATTGGTCTTATAAAGACATCTGGAAAGCTATTCATGATAACAGTTGGGAATATTGCGCTTTATATGATTATATGTATCAATATGGCATCTCTCCAATGAAAATGAGACTGTCAAACGTTACCCACGAAACCGCTATTGACAACTTGTTTTTTCTTCAGGAAATTGAGGGTGATCTGTGGGCGAGATTAACTCAAAGGTTAAGAGGAATTAACACGGCTGGCATTTTAAAAACAGACTGGAAATGTCCTAAAGAATTGCCGTTTATGTTTAAAGATTGGCAGGAATACAGGGATCATTTGCTGGAGAATTTGATAACAGATCCGAGCAGTAAAAAGATTATGCTCAGACAAGTGGAATTAGATACTAAGAACTACATTCCAGAGATTCAAGAAAAGGTTTGTAAATACCATATTGATATGATTCTTAAAAATGATTATCATGGAACAAAAGCGACAACATTCGCAGCTTCACACCCAAAGGAAAGAACAAATACAGATAGAGATCGTGATAAAAGAGATAGAGAATGCTATAAGAAATAGCGACAATCCTATTGCTGCTATTGAGGAAATCAAGGCATTATTGCACAGCCTTTCACCCCTAAAGGATCAGCCCATTAATTTAGTCCGATGGGTTCCTATTGAGATGGTACAGGCTAACGATTACAACCCGAACTCTGTGGCAACTATTGAGATGAAGCTGTTATATACATCTATCAATCACGATGGATATACACAGCCCGTTGTCACTATCTGGGATGAGTCAATTCAAAAGTATGTCATTGTTGACGGATTTCACCGTTACTCAACAATGAGACAAAACAAAGACATCCGAGAGAAAAACTTAGGGCTTCTACCTATCGTTGTTATTGATAAGGAGATTAATGACAGGATGGCGAGTACCGTTCGCCACAATCGCGCTAGGGGTAAGCACAGCATATCTGGGATGAGTTCTATGGTTTTCTCAATGTTAGAAAATGGATGGAAAGATTCAGAAATCTGCAATGAGTTAGGGATGGAACCAGAGGAACTTTTGAGGTTAAAACATCTAACGGGATTCTCTAAACTATTCGAGAATACTGAGTACAAGAAAGCATGGGAAACCAAAGCTCAGATTAAGTATCGGATTAGTGCCGAACGAGATGGGATAAGGACACTCAAGACAAATAAATAAACAAATAAAAACCCAGCGTCTTAACACAACTTAACTTATGACTAAACCTAAAATTACTGAGACTGATATCTCTAAATTGACTCCTGATCCTAACAACGCACGGAAAAGAACACCCCTATCAGCAAGCGTTATTAGGAAATCGTTAGAACAGTTTGGGGCGGCTCGAAGTATTGTAGTCGATGAAAATGACGTGATTCGGGCTGGTAATGGGACGTATGAAGAGGCGGGTCAATTAGGGATTGAGAAGGTTTTAACCATTGAGGTAGACGGCAATACTATTGTTGCTGTTAAGCGTAAAGGGTTGACTGAGGAACAATGGAAACAATATGCGATCGCTGATAATACGGCTTCTGATTTCTCAACATGGGACTTTGATATTTTGAGTGAGTTAACTCAGGAAGTTGATCTATCTGAGTTTTTCCCTGATGATAAATTAAATGAATTATTGGAACAATTGGGTAAAGGTGAAAGTTTTGGAGTTACTGAACAAGGGGAAGAAAACGAGGAAGAAATTGCTGAACTTCTGGATAAGGTAGATGAGATTGAAAGCCGTGTTAAGTTGGGTGAAATATGGCAACTGGGGCGGCATAAAATAGCCTGTGGGGATTCTACTGTTGAAAGTAATGTTAGGGCTTTGTTGGGGGATAGATTTGACGATGTAGGAATGGTTTGGAGTGATCCGCCTTATGGGATAAATGCAGTAAGCAAGGATGGCGGAAGTGCAACAAGCTTGAAGCCTTACGCATTTGGTGGAGTAAACGGAAAGGGCAAACCTATCGCTAAAAATAAATATGCACCTATAATTGGCGACTCATCAGGAGAAACCGCTAAAAAATCTTTTACTGTTGCTTCCAGTTTTGATGCTATTCAAGTATGGTGGGGGGCGAATAATTACACCGACGTACTACCACCTTCTACTTGTTGGATTGTATGGAATAAAGAGACAAACGGAAATCTTGCTGATGCTGAATTAGCATGGTGTAACGATAAAAGTGCCGTTCGTGTTTTTACTCATACTTGGAACGGCATGATAAAAGCATCAGAACATAGAGAAAAAAGGGTTCACCCCACACAGAAACCCGTAGCCTTATGTGAATGGTTCTTTGAAAAATATGGTGATTCTGATGACGTAATATTTGACCCGTTTCTCGGTTCAGGCATATCAATTATTGCTGCTCAAAAAATGGAAGGCGATCGCACAGTTTACGGATTCGAGTTATCACCCGCATATTGTGAAATTATCTTACAAAGATTCGAGAAACTAACAGGAATTGAACCTAAATTAATCGGGCGGATGCCGGATTAATTATTAAAAAGCCCAGGGGTTGAATCCTAGGCTTTTTAAGGTAACTCCGTGCTAAAAAAGAAAATCCCTTAACCATAACTGGCAAGGGGTTTAGAGCATTTTTATTTTTAGCGGTGTGCTTTTGCGTAGTTATTTACTACGCTCTCCCAAATATCAGCTTCTTCCTGTTGCTCTGTATAGGTTCGGTTGGGCTTGATATTTTTGCTCAGGTATGACACAAACCCCATCACCGATTCCTCTGTAGGGCCGTCAGTCCAAGAGACGATAATGTTAGACCCTTCTACCGTTGCCACAAACCGAGCGTGTCTGTATGTGTCTCTGAGAATGAATTTTACTTGATGGATGATTTGTTGAGTGTTCATGGCGTTTTTCCTTATTGCTTAACTATTTATAACTGTAGTAGATAGACGGCTATATGTCAAGCGTTTTATAAAATATTTTTTTAGAGATAGACCTAAGTAGATGGACTGCTATAATTAAGATGCCCTCTAACCCAGAAGGCTAGAGGACGTAGTTAAGCAATAAGTGAGGTTATTATAGCATGAGCGAGTCACTGAAGAAAGCACAGGCTAAATATAGTCAGAGCGACAAAGGAAAAGATCGGAACCTTGATTATGATCGTTCTGAGAAAGGTCGGGAACGGAAACGGCGTTATGCTCAAAACCTTTCACCCGAACAAAAGGAAAAACAAAGGGAAGCTAAACGGCTTAGTGCTAGACGGAAACGATGGAAGGATAAACATGGGAATCTTGATGGTTTTAGCGAATAATTTAACATCCTCTAGTATTTAATCTTGAGGTGCGATCGCTATACTTTTAATCGGAAAATTGCCAGACTAATTAACATTAATTGTGGTATAATAGTTAATAGAAATCGCCCTTCGCGGTACGTCAAATACCCAAGGGCTGTAAACCTAACTAACAGGATCACAATGAATAACTTTAACAAAGAACTAGCTTTAAGTTTACTCGGTTCCGGTAAAGAATACCCCGTTGATTTTGAAGACGCTTGGCAATGGTTGGGATATTCGAGTAAACAGGCTGCCAAAAAGAAGCTAACCCGCAACTTTGAACAAGAGGAAGACTATTTATCCGAATGGATGAAAACCCCAGATGGCGGTCGTCCTAGCGAATCCATCTATCTCACCGTCGATTGTTTCAAGGCATTAGGGATGATGTCAGGGACGGAGCAAGGGAAGAAAACCCGACAATATTTCCTGCGGTGCGAGAAGGAATTGAAAAACACTCATGGAATTAATTTACTAGACAAGCCTTCACCTCAACTGATTAGTGATGCGGTTATGGCAGTTTTCCGACCCACCAATGTTGACCCAACACTTATCTCAGGGGTCATTGCCAACAACATCGCTAAAACTTATCCGGCGTTAGCTCCTGCGATGGAAGAAGCCAAAAAACATCTAACCGTCGAAGTTAAGGAAAAACTTCTGACACCCACCGAAATTGGAGTCATCCTAGAACAGCGTACTGGCATCAAATACAGTGGCAGACGAATTAATCAATTGTTAGCCGAGAATGGATTGCAAACTCCTAACCCCACGGGGAAAGATCCGGCTTGGGTTCCAACTCCAGAGGGGAGTGCTTTTTCTAAACTATTACTCGCTGCGCAGAAGGGCGTTAAGGATGCAACCCGTCAACATTTGCAGTGGTTTGAATCTGTTGTAGATGTTTTGGCGGTTTAGAAGGTTGAAACAACAAAAACCCCAGGGCTTGAATCCTGGGGTTTTTGTGTTGTTGGGAGTGCGATCGCTTAACCTCCACTCATTTCAACTCCTAGTGGAGTTAAAGAAAAAACCATATCATCAGCTTTTCCGTTGCCCTCGTAGTCGTCTACGAAAGCCAGTCCTTTTTTTGCTAGAGAGGAAATAACCCCTCTAGCTTTAGAAGATTCTATACCAGAGTTTTTGATGATAGAGAAAACCCAGACAGGGTCTTCAGCTGGATCTCCATATTCATTGTCCCGACTGGAGTGCAGGACTTTCTTTTCTAAATCTGTTAATTCAATCATTGTCTTTTCCTTGGTTTTTTAATTGATCAACCCCTTCCTGTCTGTCTCTCTCCCGTCGCCTTTCGGCGCACAATCTTTTCTGTTCGCGCCGATTTTCCTGTTGCTCTGGGGTTAAGTTGGCAAGGTAGCGTTTCCGCCGTTCCCTTGCCTTCTCCGTACCCTCGTATTTCAGATCCCTGTCTTTACCCTTCTCTGATTTTTTATACTTTTTCTGGGCTTTCCAGAGTGAAGGTTTCCATTCTCTGGTCATGTGATAAACCAGTAATATTTCTTTAACCCTGTACTTCTCCCGTTATTGGGGCAATCCTCACCCATAACGAGGTTTCCGTCATTGGTGGGATAACCGTCTTCAGTTTCCCCGACTATTGAGAGCATGGCTCTATTTAGTGTGGAGACTGAGCAAATAACGTCCTTTTCTTCTTTCAGTTTTTGGGCTAATTCTTTGGTAGAAACCCCGTCAATCCATCCGGGGTCGCTGTCAATTATCCCCTTAATTGTTGTTTTTAATTGCTCTGCTTTCATCTGTCCTCCTTTGTGCGTTTTGGTTTATTAAATCCCTAGCCGTTTGGTGTTTGGCTAGGATATGAGGGTTCTTAGTATATGTAACCGACCGCATTGGCTAATCTTGTGGCAAATTGTCCCGTTGCATATCCTTCTGTGTAGATGTTTACCCATTGCTGTTTTGCTTTGATTGCAGATTTAATCGGATAGATGATGTTGCTATATTCCCAAGATCCTTTAGTCACTTTTAGAGATTTAACTAATTTTTGGGCTGTTTCGATATCCAATGTCCAGATACTTGTTTTGCTTGAATCGTCTGTTTGGCGAGTAATCATGGTGTTATGTCCTCTGCGTGTTTCAATAATCTAAATATAGTAGACTTACGGCTATATGTCAACCCCTAAAATAAAATATTTTTTAGATTGACTGAACTCCTTGCTATGCAAGGAGTTCAGTCTTTTGGTTAATCCTCAAATTTTGCCTTGAGAGCCAGCATAGCCTTTTTCTTCTTATGCCTTAAATAAGATTCGGCATCGGTCAATTTCCTACCTGGAAAAATAGACGGTCTACCCATAGGCTTAGGATCAGTTTTGGGATGAATTCTCGGTCTTCCCACGGGCTTAGGGTCGGAGGTTTGGGACGCTCCGCAGGGGGTACAGCGCCACTTTTGCCGACCATCAGGACGCACCCCGTTCTTTTTCATCCTATGCCCACACTTCGGACATGGCGGGTTTTTTTTATCGCTCATTGATTGATCCTTGATGTTTACTTAATACAATTGCAGCCGGATAAATTGCCATGTAATCGTTTTCACCTAAGCTGATTTTCTGTTGCTCAACTAAAGTAAAAATTGCAAACCAGAATACTTTTTCAGTTAGTCCTAAATCTTTCTGAGCTTTGGAGGGATAGATAAATACTGCCCTCTTTCCTAGGAATTGAGGGGCTAACCATTTTTCCACAATAGCAATCGCATTCTCTAATTCCTGATTGATCATAATTAATCAACTTAAAACTATTGTTTTATTATATAATATAAACAGTTCTAAATGCTAACAAAATATGGCGATCGCAACGAACCTAAACCAAAGAATAGAAGGGCAAAAACTTCTATTCACGGCTGCCACCGATACTATGATTATCGGGGGAATAGTTAGCAATCTTTCTGTAACGGATGCCTATTTTAGCTTAAAACCTTTTATGGTTAATGCTAAGATAGATCGGGGTTTTCCATTCCAACTCCAGACTAAACTGCTGACACCCAAACTAACAGAGGTTAAGGCTTTTGCTGCTGATACTCCTATTAATTTATTGTGGGATTCTAGCGATGGTTGGAACTCTGAAAGTGTGGAAGATTGGAACGGTTCAATCCCTAACTTTATTCCTGTATTGTTGAATATAACTATAGCGGAGATTTAAGATAATGCCTTGGATGGGAAGTAAAGCCAATATAGCCGCGATTGTGGCTTTAGATGTGACAACCTTGCAGGATGGTATAACTTTCTGGGCTATTGCAGAAAAAACCTGGTTAGCATTGGTTAAAACAGACACTACCTCAACAGCAAACAGTAAATCGTGCTACACTGCCACAGGGGGCGGTAGATGGTTTATATCCAGAGATTCTACGGTTGTCGCCACTACCACGCCAACGGGGTCGGCTGCGATTGGAACCCGTTGGATATATCAAGAGAATGGGGCGGTCAATAACTATGATTCAGTCCTAACCTATGTCTACAACGGCACGACGTGGGTTGAGTTGGATGCCAGAATGCGCGTACACACTAACACCCCTGCGAGTGTTTCCAAGACCCCCAATAGTGCGAGAGAGACGTGGCGAGATACCTCGACAGGGATTTTATATCGTCCCTTTAACGGGGGGTGGGTAGCAGGAGAGGGAGCTACTTAATGATTCAATTTACCTGTGGAAGTTCACAACCTTTGGACTTAACGCTATTTGACGGGGTTGTGATTGGCTACCATTGGCAGTTATTTGTTGACCGGAACGGCACTAAAAACCCTCTGGACTTCCCAGATAAAATTATCCGAGCGCAATTCCTTTATGGGCATAAACATCAAAAGCCCTGTCCATTTTCCGGTTGTGAAACGATAGAACAATGGATAAAAAAACGGGTTGCAAAATTCCCTAAGATTAATGAATGGGTATTAACAAATGAATTTACCGACGATCTAGGTGTCGGCTATCCTGGTTATAAACTTGATAACCTAAAGCGATATTGTGAAGCCGCGCATATTGCCAATCCCAAAGCTCGATTAATTTTGGGAGATTTCAAACCCCACCTATTCAATAAATGGGATGCGATCGCTAACATCTGTCACGAATTAGCCAAAGATTTTCCGGTAGAGGTAGGGATTCAAACTCATTTGAAAACCTATAATGCTCCGGTGATCCTAAACAGATTACCTAAAATTATTGAGATGTTTGATGTTCCCGTGCATTTTATAGAAGCGAGTCTTTGGTATAAATCCGTTGCCGATAAAGCGATTTGTAATGGGCTATGGTCGGAGTTGATATCAATAGCCGAACAGCATCAAGTCCAATCATTTTGTAATTGGTGGCTACGGGTTGAGGATGCAGATGTTGGGCGGCGGATGCCTACTTTTGAGGGTTTAAACTTGTTTATTTCTCGTTAAGCCCTCCCTCCTGTGTAAGACCAATTCATTGTACGGGTAGATGATATTTTTAGTTTTCCATAAAAAAGATAGTAATAACTTCCCAGCCATCCGTCGAAAGTGTCATTACTTCTTTCTGTATAGCTCCCGCTATATATTCCACTGGCGATCTGTGATTTTATGGAGTTAGGAATATAAGAGAAAAAGGTGTCTCCGCCCGCCTCGGTTGTCGTATCTGTAGAGCGTGTATAGTTAAAATCTTCATTAAGACCGGGGGGATTTGAAATAGTTTGTCCGCTAGTACCTCTAGTTGTTGATATTATATCCGCCCGACCATAAATACTTGCCTCTAATTCTCTGTTTCTTACTAGATTTTTAGAAAAGCTAACGATCCACCTAATCCCGCTATGGTTGTTGCCGCGATCATCTGGGCTTAACACATACAAATAAGATGTATTATAATTCTCGATATAAGTCCCATAAGTTGAACGATTTGGCTTGGGTGTTGTCAGGTCGTTAATATCAATATATGGGTTAAATGGATCTGGTATTGGCGGAAGTTCCTCTACCGTATCTTTAAAACGATAATAACCATTCATTCCTTGATCTAGGCTTTTAATACCTCTTGTGTCAAGGTTATAGTTACCACTAAAGATTAGAGGGGTTGATATTACTATCTCTGGAGTTAAGAAATATTTTCCTGATAATTTCATATTAAATAATTACAATATCTTGAGGGCTCCAACTGATACTTGTTGTTACTTCGCCGTAAAGCATATCTTTTGTTACCTGTTCTTTAAAATCATGGAGAAAAGAGACGACCGATTCACTTGAACTATTTACGGTATAAAGAAACAGAAAAGAAGGATTAGGCGATGTTCCCGATTGAGTATATTCAACCCCCGTACACATCTCTATTTTAACAAAAGGGGTAAGTGCTGATACGGTGTTGACAACTTGAATATTAGTATAGGGTATGCTTGCTGTAGAAAAATCAATTGCACCCGCTAATATATCTTCTGATTTTGATATTATTGCAATAGAATCTCCATCTGCTATCGTTCCCACGTCGCCAGATATTGAACCAAACCCAATGAAATAATCGGCGCTAGAATCAAACCAGGATAGACACTCTCTAGCAAAGGAATCCGACAATGGAGCCTCAATCGCATTTGTATCACTAGACTTAGAGGGGCTAGGGATGGAGTCTGAAACCAGGATAACCTCTTTAGACCCATCAGTTTTTTTTCGGTACAAAAAACTTGATTTTGGTTTTTGCTTTGGGTTCAATATCCTAACTGTTTGATAAACAGAAAGAACCGGACTAGATTCTGGTCTAGTATATGCAAATGGATTTTTTATCTTTGCATCTCCATAGCTTGATTCCAAAAAATCAGATTCAGATCCCAAGCAAATAACTTCGTCATTTTCTGAGAAATGAAATATAGGATCTATCGGGCTAAAGCTAACATAATAATCGTTTTCTGTTGACCATTGCCTTTTTGGTATTGTTTCCAAAAATTCAACCGTTGGCAATAATGAAACCGAGCTAACATAATCAGTTGTTGTTGGCATTTCTCCCCCTGATCTCTCCAATAATATTCTAACACCCAAACCCATAAAACAAAAAGCCACCAAGCGGATGCCGGGTAACTTTAAGAGAGAATCTTTCCACCAATATTATTATAACACGAAAACATTAACATAATCAGTCGTTGTTGGCATTGCGATCGCACTCCTCGTCCACGGGATAAAAAACTATATATCCCTTTGAGTTTATCGTTGCTTTGCACTTAATTGTCTTCCCTTGATTGTCGAGTAAATACCCTACAATCGACGGCGCAGCTATTTCCGTTAATGCTGTTTCTGTTGTCATTTTACTTCCTCAATTCTTATCTAAATTTGTTCATGTTGATCTTTTCCACGCTTTTCTACAATCTTCAGAAGTGAACTTGTACAGTGTTCCTTTATCACGAGATACCTTGCCACCTTTACGACCTATCTCAGTCATGTAGTCTTTGTTTCGTGATGTGGAAACCCCGCCATCGCTACACTCGTCTGGCGTGAATTTATGAAGCGTTCCTTTATCGTGAGATGCTTTACCGCCTTTGCTAGAAATCTCCCGACGTTTTTCTGGGCTCATAGCAGCAAAACCACATTTCTTTTTCTTATTTTCTGATTTCATAATTTTACTAACATTTAAGTTAATATTTATTTTAACACAAATACCTTATAATAAAGAAAAAGTATCTGAGTTTGTAGAGAATCTCAGATACTTTTAAAAAGCAAACACACAAAGCAACAACATAATGATTATACAACAACTTTCACTATTTGAAACACAACCCGTAATTCTTGATTCAAACGAAAATTATACCCCGTCTGATTTGATTGATTTAGTCCATGAGTTTTATGGATTTCCTGAATTAGACCCTTTTAGCTGTGAACTTGCCAACC